AAGTCTCCATGTCAATTTCTTCTTCTAGTTGCTTGTCGAAAGTAACATGAGATCCCATTGATTTGGTATAAGGTGGCGTGTTTTTTTGGCCACCCTTCTTTAAAAGACTGTTGCGATCTTTAATGTAGCTTCGGATGCGCTTCTTGTAGGTCGGCTCTTTGTCCTCTCTTATCAATCTCCACCATTTATCCATTTGTTATTCCTCTATGCAACATACTTGCTTAAAATGATCCAACCAGAAGCAGCGTTAACGCACTGTATAATGTAGCAACCTGCATCGCCGCCAATCTCTAAATTGCTCGGCATGCCATCAATCGTCTTTCCGTTGCGCTCAATTGTGAGGGTGTTGTGCCCCCCTCCTCCGCCCGAGTCGACGCGCTTGATGACGTATACGCGTCCGCCAATAGTATCGGATGCGACTGGGAGTGTAAATGTTACATTATCGTTATTGCAGTCGCCAACTACTGTGAAATGAGTTGAGTCAAGTGTTACATTTTCAGAAAACGGGGTGATGTTGAACGCTGTTGAACCACTGATTTGTAGGAAAGATCCTGGACTTTCGGTGCCTATGCCTATTTTTCCTGGCGACGAGTCCCCGTCCAGATGAAAATAAGTGGTGGCATTAGCTTTAAGTTTTAGTGTTTCCTGCGTTGCGTTTCCCTGTACCAATACGGAACTATCGCCCCAGATAACCGCTTTATTGTTGTCGAGATACAAGTTGGCTTGGTCAATGTGCAGGGCTGCCCCCTCTAGCTTGCAGGCAGTCCACGCCGCCTGATTATCATCGAGGGTCAAGACTACCCCATTGGCATTAAGCGCGATCTTGTCATCGTCAAAATCAATGTATGTTTGTTCGTCGTCTTCTTCGTAATGAATATCGCCGCGCTTCACACTACCAATAGTAAATTTATAACTCATCTGCTTTCTCTCCGTCATAAATAGTCTGTTCACCATCTTCAAACGTGATAATCGTTCCATTTCCGGGATGTGAGGCGACATGTATCTTAATAAAATCATCAAATGCATCAAAAAACGCGATACTGCCGCGCGGAGGAGGAGTTAGCCAATGAATAACGGTGTGTCCCGTAGCAAATGTTGCGCCTTCAATAACAACACCCTCTCCAGATACTCCTGTTTCATCTCGCTGCCGACAAACCGTGAAGGCTCTAATCCCCTGCGGAGCGCGATTGCTCGGCTTCTTGGGTTTTAAATCTTCGGGTTCAATCGCCAACTCTGAAACTTGTTCAGAATCGCTCATTAAGCCTCTCCTTTGTCCGTTGTGTTTTCCGCCATGCTCATCATGACCATATCTTCAAGGATACCCTTAAGGGCCTTCTCTGATTCGACCTCATCGGGGCAAATCTCGTCAGGCTCACCAAGAGCCTCTCGTAACTTAGCTATATTATCACGAATCTCTCCACATGTCAAGTCCATTTTCTCAACTTTAGTGATGAGAGTGGATAAGCAGAATTTCTTTTTACTCTTTTTAGACATCTTTGTACCTCACTTTATCGGTGCGAAATAATCGACCAATTAATACTAAATAGTGGGACAACCACCACAATGTCCTCTAAAACATCAACACCGTGTTCAGTCTCGCCTACCGCCAAGGCCATAATGTGTCCGACTAGTTGTCCCGCTTCGTTAAATACTCCTGATCCAGATGCACCTGGCCATGCAAAAGAGTGTAAATAAACCAAATCATCATGCGTATAAGATATTACCTCGCCCCTAAAAGTAGAGACTCCTATGTTGCTAGGGTATCCTGTATAAATCAATTCATTGAAGGTCGCGAACGTATCGATCCACTCGCGCGAAGTCGGAACTTGCTTGTGAATATCCACAGCCGTTAGTTCATCTATCTTATCTACTTCTATAATTGCATAGTCCACATACTGATTGATTTCAATGGTCTGTTTACATTCCACCAATTCGCCGGTGCCGGTAGCTGCCATAAATCGCACGAAACTACAATCAGGATTAACCCCATGGGCAACTGTGAGGATAAAATACCTACCTCTGTATGTGACATATGTCCCAGAAGCTGTTGAAATACTGTAATTTGCAGATACACTAAGAACCTTAACCGTGCTCATACGCGATGCCATCGCCGCATCGTGCATCGGAGAGGAGTTATCGACGTTTTCAGAGGAACGAATCTCGCCAGAACTAGGAATGTCCGCTGAACTGTGTTGTTTAAGGACAGAGGAACGCGCTAGAAAACACAGTGCGCTAACACAAGCAACTTGAAAAAGAAAGTTACCGAATTTATGAATTGCCTTTTTCATGTATGAACATTATACTTGCCTTTGATAACTAATAAATACTGGAATTTCTTCTAGCCCAGACTTCTTAGCAAACCAAATAATGTCCTCATTTCCCGTAACCTTTGCTCTGCCATTCTTGCCAATTGCTAGATATACAGGGTTTTGGGCACCATTTGCTATAAAATCTTGATAATTTCCATCAAAAGAAACTTTATCCCCCCTATAGTATGTAGCACAATAAGACCAAAGTTCCTTAACTGGCATCATTACGTGGAAGGCCATGTTGGTCGTATCTGTCGGATGATCATACATTTGAACTCCACCTTCTGCCCAATCAGCAATCAAATCGTCAATAGTTGGGGTGGGAGTTACGCGTTCGGGGGCTGGATATCTTTTTCCCATTTGAGCGCCCACCATACCACCAAGTCCGCCGAAATTGCCGCCCATGCTGCTAGCATTCTCACGCACTGTATGAATAGTTCCTTGTACATTTGTTCTGTGAATGGAAGTCCAGTCGACCACGTTCAATCCTTTAATCCGACGCATGCCGGGCATCAGAACTTCATCACGGTATTGTACCCGGCTGACTGCCCCTACAAGCTCGAATTTGATTTCAAAGGGGATATACTCGTTTTGAGTCGTAATACGCCTCTTGAGGTCTGCCACGGGGCGTACGGTGGTAACGCCAGCAATCCCACGGATCTCTGCCGCAGTTTCTGCCTCGGAGCCGCCAAGTTCGTCGCTAATATTGCAACCTACAGTTATTCTATAGATACGAAGATCATAAGCGGCATCAGCTTCGCCAAGAAGACTGTCAAATGCGGCGCGCTCGATCATCTCCTCAAGACTTTCTTCGGAAGTAGCTCTATCTGTTGAAGCAGGAAGAGTGGCAGGATCGGCTAGCAGGTTCTCCATTCTCATGATCTGTTCTTCAAGTTGTGCGTCTGGATCTATTCTGTCGCCTTGTGCCATAATTGACCTCGCTTGTGCAACCTCATCGGGTGAGGGTGCTTCTATTTCTGGTTTTTGGGAGGGATTTACTATCTTGTCATAAATCTCTGGGTATGTTTTTGGGCCTTCCCATGTGTAAGAGTTTATTTGGTCGTGTGATGCTCCCATTTCTGCTAGCTGGGCCCTGACCGCTTCCCCAAAGTTTCGGGGTGTGCCCGCTTCACGATCTGGTGAGAACTCGTACGCCATTTCGTTGCCGGCTTGAAGGGGACCTAGGAAGTTCTCTATCCAAGCGCGCTTTTCGTATGCGCGCATGTGATCGAACGCATCATCTGTCCACTCAACAAACGCCATTGACGAAGCTAGCCGCTGAATCCAGCGGTGGTGTTCTCTGGAATCCCATTCTGGAGGTCCTACGTTGCGAATGTAAGTGTCGAGAGCGTTAATGTATTGGCTCATTGTGCCTCTGGACGAGCGTGCTTGCAGGACTTTCTTTCGCTGCTCCTCGTACTCTTCGATGGATTCCTTGTAAATTGTCTCAAAGGCTAGCTTTACTCTATCCATGTTCTTGTCGATGTACTCAACAAACTTAAAAGCACCCTCGATTTCTTTTTCTGTGTCAACTGCTTTGACAGTAATCTTCATACCAAAGCCAAGGTAGCGATCTTTGTCGTTCTTTAATCGGGCGCGCTGTTCGGGAGATAACAAACTGTCGTTCTCAACGAGATAGGTTGCAAAGACCACTGTTTTCGCCATGTCGATTCCAAACGCATCTTCAGGTTTGTCGTATTTAGGATCTCCGAAGTCAAAGTTCATTTGGCGGGCAACATAAGCGTTTGCTTCTGCTTCGAGTCTGCGAAGTTCGGCTGCCAAAGCTCTCTTGGCTTGTCCTGTGTGCTTTACGTGTTGCGTTCTGGCACCATCACGGTCGACGGTGCCGCCAATTATGGCAGCAACATCAGTGGTAACCATCCGCCCCTGGCCACGAGTCGCGACCAAGCCAAAGGGCACGATAACGTCCGTTGTCTGGAAGCGCTCGGCTCCTGAATCGTGGAAGAGCGTAAACCACATCTCTCCGTCATCGTCGGGGCCCTGATAGCGGAAATAGCGCAGTTCTTCTGCCCACTTTTCGTGGTCCTCGTCTTCAGCCTTCTTATCAAAATGTGATGGCGCAAGGTATTCGAACTCAATGAGTCCTTTGCGAACCTGTTCATGTATTTCGTCGATCTTGGAGTCCCATTCGTCATGAAGCCATTGACCTAGACTTTCCGCCACATCAGGTCCATTGCCATGATCGTAATCCGCTGGTATAGAGTATTCAACATTGAAATAGACTTCGCCTTGCATCATTGTTAAATCCCATGAGATCTCTTCTTCTCCCTCACCGCGAGAGAGTATCTCCTCTATGTCGCGTGTGCCGGGTGACTTGTAGTGATAGGATACTGGAAAGACTATGGATGCTGTGCCGTCTTCAAAGTAATCCTCTTCGAATCGAACGACAAAGTAGGGGACACTGTTGTCTCCTAGGTCTGCTTGGAACTCTTGCTTGACCGATACTGCATTCGGTAGTCTAACAGAGAGACGGCATGAGCCCCAAGCCGTTACAGACGGCTCCATGTTCTGATCGTCCCAATCGTTAAACTCCTCTACTTCTGCGTCTAGACCACAGGCTTCAAAGCTCCCATTCCATGCTCTAACTATGCTCTCAACCTCGTCAACAGTCTCTTGAAAAATCTCTTCCTGTCGATTTTCGTATTCATCTTCATCATACTCGTGAGACACGTTGATGCCATCCCTATACTCATCAGGGAATCCGCCTTCGGCGAAGAAGTTATTAAGTATTGTCCCGTCCCTATAGTCTTCGTAGCTACCGCCATGGCGAGTAAGCGCGTTCCAATTTGGGAGAGTGACCTCTCCATTTGGTCCTGTGAACAAGTTTTTCTGCTCATCCCAAGTCCATTTACGCACGGCCTCAAGAAACCCAGGAACACTTAAACCATAGAGGCGTTGCTCTGGGACTGTGAACTCTATGCCCTCTTCATCATCAACAAACTTACGCAATCGTACGCGGGCTCTTGCGCCGATGCCCTCAATGCCGCGATGTTTATCTCTGAAGATCTCTTGATCATCAAAGTCAGAGATGTCTGTAATCTTCTTCTTTTCTGGTGCTTTCGGCGGTTGAGGCGGCTGCAGATTTAAACCGTTGAGACTGAAGTTGTCTTTATTAACTGCTGCTGTCGCTGCTCGGATGAACCATTCGTCATTCAGATGCTTGCGAACAGATGTGGGCAACGATGTGAAGGCGCTACTATTACTATCCTGAATGCCATCGATCACTTGATCGACATCATCGTGTTTCTTTGCCCTGTTGCTGGATGCGATGCGCGCGGCGACATTGGGAAACTTCTCATAATACTGTTTCAACCAAGTGGTGGCTTCTTCTTTCTGATCCCACTCTTTCTTCTTTCGTTCGTAGTCTGCGTATTCAGCCGATAGTCCTACGGGTTGAGTGGGTGGTCTCTTGTAGCCGTATTTATCCATCGTATCTTCTGGCGAGGCGGCTATAGAGTTGTCTCCGAATCGATGAACTGCCTCGGCTGCCGCGGCAACGTTCTTCACAGTAAGCCACTCTGGGCCAAACCCAGAGATGTTCCCCAGACTGTGTGAGTATTTTGGAATGAAGTGTTCTTTGGCGTATTCTTCGTAGTCTATTTCTCCGCCGTCAAGTGCGGTTTGCGACCACTTGTTATCAAAGTCTTTCTTGCCATACTGGTGAAACTTTTCGCTGTGAGTCAGTCTATCCACCATGGTTATTCTAAAGCGCCTATCGTCAGCATGTTCTTTAGAGGTTAAATAGCTATAACCAAATCGCGGCATCATCTCTTTACGCTCTTCGTTGTTAGAGGCTCGGAAGATTGCGGCAAGGGCGGCTGATACATTCTCTGGTGTTAGGTTATGTTCACCGAAGTACTTCGGCGAGGCGCCTTTGAAAAGCTTTTCGTATTTCGGAATGAAATACTCCCTCGCGTATCGCTTTCCAGAGAAGACTCCATCCTCATTTAAAAAGGGTTTGATCTCGTCAGGAGGCTCAAAAGTCCATCGAACACTAGCTCCCTCACCTTTTACGAGCCAACCTATAAGGTTCTTCCTAAACTCCATGTCTTCTTCTACGCTAGGATCTTCTCCAAGATCTCCGTCCATAAGCTTTTCATACTGCTGTGGGGACACAAGGTAGGCAATCGGTCCATGGCCGCGGCTTTCGGCGATGGCACAATGAAACTCCGAAGCGCCCTCACTGTGGCAAGACCTGATTTTGTCAATGTCGCTCATGCGGAGAACATCGAGAGGGTGGCGAGACAAGATTGCCATCATGCCTAGTTCATCTTTGTCAACATCTCCCTTAAAGAACTGCTCGATCTGTTTCCATTGTCCTTCTTTAGTATAGTAGACCTGCCTCTTTCTCCACCAATCCTGCAGTTCTATTGGTATGCTTTTATTCTTAAGGATCGCGCGAGACATTGTTGTCTCGTCTTTCTTCTCAACAGTCTCGCCTGCCCTTGGCCCCTTGGGGATTGTGATGGTGCGAGTCTTCGTGAGGCGCAAGTCGGCAACCTCCGTGTCAACCTCATACTCCTCCACGGGTCGCGGATCGGGGTTTGTCTCTGGGTTGACTTCGCCAAAGCCTGCTGGTAGCTCTCCTACTCTGCGGCGTTCTTTTTGCTTGACAGTCTTTACTGGGAACTTGCGCTTGTGATAGGCGGCATCCTCTGGGTTCTCTGGGACTTTCCAGCCTTCGGCCTTAAGTCGGTTAACCACTTCCAGTAGCTTCTTTGCGTCCTCGGACTGCAGCGGTACCGCTCTGCGTAGCTTGCCCTTAAACAGATCGTCAAACGAAAGCATGGTGTAATCGTCGTCGAACCAGTCCATAACATTATCTGCTTCTTGGCGTGAGATCTCATCGAGGAGTTCGGTGCGCTCTAATAAAGCAGCAACTCTATTATTCACCTCCTCTGATTCTTGATCAAAAGTTGGCTGGACAGTGCAACGGGAGGCTTCGGTACGCAAATAACGAAACCATTTGTCGGTAGAATAACTCATCAAATTTCCTCCAATACAATAAATAGTTGGTTATTTTACATTACTTCCAAAAGAGTTGGACCGCTACAATCATGCAAGAGAGAAGCACACAAACCATTGTCTTGGTTGTTAGCATAGTCTCGCCCATGAAGTGCCATGTAAGGAGCGGGAACGCAAGATAGGAGGCAGAGAATGCGAGGAACCTAGACGTCCACAGGGCGCCTGTTGCTTCCACAATGAGTCTAGACCCCATTAAGAAGCAAAGCCCCGTAGGAACGGCGTACAACGCCACTGTGAAGATGGGGTGTTTCTGCCACCACTGCCACACAAACTGTGAGTTTAGCTGAAACCACGCTAATATGTGCCCCATCACAAACAGCCCGAAGCCTGCGATTACACTATAGCTTGGCAATTACAAGCTCCTTGCACTGGGTGCTGTCGGTGGTTATGTTACCGTTTTCGTCAACCATTGTCACACATTCTCTATCATATAACTCCAAAAGTTCGGGGTGATAAAAATAAGTCAATATAACATTATCAGACTTGTAAAACAATTCTCTTAAATCCTTGTGAATAATAGGTGTTTGTTCCACACCATATCTTTTTGATGGACTTAAAAAATCATAATCATAGGTGCCGGCAGGAATCACTATCTGATGTGTTTGAGGAATTGTCTCAACTTGCTCAATAATGCTCATTTCGTGATGATAAGTTGGAAACCACCTATCGCTGGGGCGAAAGGCACGGAGCTTGCCAAACAAAAATTTCTTGGCAGCATTTTGCTCTATCTTTCCTGAAGATATTGTACCATCTTCTGAAGAAATAGAGACTATAAAAAATAAAGCCGCCCTCATATAGACGTTCGAGCGCTTGTTCCAGCTATCTCGAAAAAATCCATAACTCTTTTCTGGCTCACGGGCACTTGTAGCGTCTAGGCTCACCACCATATCATAGAGCTTCTTGGGCTCTTTCGAGAGACAGTCCCAAAAGTTATACACGCTGATAGCACTAGTGTGGCTAAATACGTGGTGTTTGTCTTTTATAAGCGCGCCATCAAGAAATCCATCATGTAATAGCATCACGTGTACAGGAGTATCTGTACGCAGGATCGTCTTCAAATAGGTAATGCTTTTATGGGGCGAGGTCTTCTTGAGGGGTGTGTGATTCATCAGCCGTGTGCTCTTTTAAGTCGTTTATTTGTGATAACGCTTTCTCTATCGCAGAAATATCGGGCGTTGCGATAGCGGGAATGTCCTTTTGAAACTTATACTCAATATAAGATTGGATGATTTCCCCTATGTCGGATAACATTGTGTCGACCGAGGCAAGTTTGCGGCGAAGGCCTTCAATTTGACTAAGAGTGATTGTGCTTAACATTTCGCACTTATTTGATGATTGTTCAGATGAACTCGCTAGGGCATCAGTTGCATTATTGTAGAGACGTTGAGTCTCGGCTTCGAGTTGTTCCAACTCTACACTATATGTCAGGGTTACTCTTTGGCTCATTTCGTCTTTTATCCTTTCAATAGTTTGTGAGATAAATTTTGCAACGCTTCCTCAATGACAGCCGGGGCCCCGATCACTACAACCTCTGTTCCGGTCTGCCCTCTATTGATTGTCAACTTTGAAAAGCGATGGTCTGTATTCAATCCTTCTTTAAGAAGTCCGCTTTCGTTTAGCTCACGCGTACGGAAATCCTCGCGGATCATCACAACCTGATCGGGGTTGATAAATACTTCTCTCAACAAAAAGTTCTGCTGTGAGGTGACAGCACCTCTGCTACATACTTCGGTCAATTTTACTAACATTTGTCTTCCTTAAATAAATAAACGTCCTTTGAGTGTACAAAGTGCTCACGGCCCTTGAGTAATACAGTTATTAGCGCGTCTTGCGCGCCGAGCATTCGTGGATAAGGCCCTAAATACAAGGCTACTACCGGTCTATCAGTCTGAATATAAGGCATCGAGAGCCCTTTTGTTGTTTTTTCTGCAGACCACAAGGTCACTGCCTGTGGAATATGCAATAAGTCGCCCATTTTCATGCCCATAATTACTCTACTTGTATAATCCCATAATTGGTAGTGATTAAAGTTCCCGCACAGCTAGCGGCATTTGTGAGTGCCGTAAGTGTAACCTTTACTGGATCAATAATTCCAGCTTCTAACATGTTAATTAGTTCGCCAGTTCGAAAATCAACACCCTCCTCTGCTGGGGCATTGTTGATCTTTTCAACCATCAAGTCTGGTGATAATCCTGCGTTAAGCGCCATCTGTCGAATAGGCTCCTCGCAGGCAGCCTTTACCACGCTGGTGCCGAGGTCTTGTTCTGTATTGTCTGTTGAAATAGACAAGCTATTGGCAGCGCGGAGCAAAGCAGCGCCGCCGCCAGTGATGATCCCTTGTTCTTGTCCAGAGCGTACCGCTTCTAGGGCGTCCTCAATTCTATGTTTTCGCTCTGTCATCTCTACTTCTGTCGAACCGCCAACATTAATAACAGCTACGCCAGAAGAGAGACGCACAATGCGATCTTGGAGGCGCTCACAGACCTTCAAATCGTCTGTTTGTCCTATCTGTGACTTGAGAGCCGAGATAGTCGTCTCAACCGCCTCAAAGTCACATGCACCACCTACAACGGTGGTACTGAATTTAGACGCTTCTACAAACTTTGCGGATCCTAGGTCAGTCATCCGTACGTCTGATAGCTTTTGTCCACTTTCTCTAGTAATAAAAGTCGCTCCCACAGAAAGGGCCAAGTCTGCGAGGGTCTGGCGGCGTTCTTCACCATAAGCAGGAGCTTTCACGCCGGCGATCTTCATTGTTCCGCGCATGGCATTCATAATCATGGCAGCTAGCGCCTGTCCGTCAATATCTTCAGCCACAATAATAAGAGGGCGACTCTCGCGAGCAATCATTTCCAAGATCGGCAATACTTGTTCAACAGTATTGATCTTGTGGTCAGTTACAAGAAACAGAGGCTCGTCATGGTGCATGGTAGCTCGTCGTTCGTCTGTTATAAAGGCGCCGGCGCAGTAACCTGCATTAATCTTAAAGCCTTCTGTAACATCTAAAGTTGTATCATGAGAGCGTGACTCTTCAATAGTTATGGAGCCATCTTGTCCGACTCGATCAACAGCAAGTGCAATGAGGTGCCCAATGGTTTTATCATTGTTGGCAGAGATAGTCGCGATGTGTTCGATATCTTCCGTACTGGTAATGGGCTTCGCCATCTTTTCGAGATTAGCGACCACTTCTTGCGTAGCGCGGTCAATTCCGCGCTGTAGTTCAATGGGAGAAACACCTGATGCGATAAATCGCTGTGATTCTCGCAAGATAGCCCGGGCAAGCACCGTAGATGTGGTGGTGCCATCGCCGGCAGTATTATTAGTTTCAATAGCAGCTTGGCGAATAATTTGAGCACCAGCATTCTCGAAAGGATCATCTAGTGCAACAAAGTAGGCGACCGTTACACCGTCCTTCGTGATGAAGGGCTGTTGGTCCTTCTCTTTGAGTAACACGTTTCGGCCTCTTGGTCCCAAAGTGGACGCCACATTGTCCGCTAGGACATTGGCGCCATTGATAATCTTTTGCTGTAAAGTTTGATTATCATCGTAAGCTCTGCTCATTAATACCTCGTAGTTGTGCAGTTATATTATTATTATAATCGCCTGACAGGGATTTGTCAAGCACTTTATTTAATTTATTCGTCTACGCCAGCAACGTGACGAGCTTTCTCTGCGGCAGCTTCGCCGGCTTCGGCGCCTGCCTCGGCTTCTTCTGGAGCCTGGAGTCCGTTTGCAAAGAATGAATTTAGCTTGGCTGACATTTTTGCCATCTCGTCAAAGATGCCGAACACCTCGTCTATCAGTTCGCCGCGGGCTGTCTCCAACACTTGTACCACATACTTGGCGCCAATTTGAAGCATCGCGAAAGGCTCGCCACCTCCCAGTCTAATGGTGGCGCCGCGTGGGACCACCCAGTGAGAGTTGGATAGATATCCTCTTGAATTCTTGATGGCAACAGCCTTCAGTTCTGGAGTTAGGGCATTGTACCACTCTACTACTTCGTTTCCAGTCGCCCACTCCTCAACGCTATTAAGGAAGTTTGAGCGCGCATCTCGGGATTTTATCTCTTGTTTCTTAAATTGATTAAAAAGATCTATAAACAATGCTGCTATTTGTTTTGTCTTCTCCACCTCGGGGTGTCGCGAACTGGTTTTAAGTTCAGGATTAATCACAGAGAGTATTGCTCCCTTAATTTGCGAGGGTGTGCCAAGTCGGAGGGCTTTTTGTTCTCTCTCGATAGTATCGATATATAAGCGGAGTATCGCATCTTTTATAGCCTCGATTTGAGAATCATCTACTCCGAATTCTTGCAATCCCTCAAGGGGTGTTTTGTCGAGCCAGTTCGACCACATCGTTGACATCTCTGCCGAATCACTAGTATCGCTTCGGGCTGGAATGTTAGCCGCCCACTCAAGTGCTTCAGTCTCTTCTCCAGTCTCCATGTAGCGCGTAAGGGCGCTCATAAAGGCGCGGTTAGAAAGAATGCATTTCTGGCCTTTTTGGCCGGCATTAGAGAGAAGTTCAAAGAGATTTGAACGTGTGATATCAAACTCATAAAAGTTGATAACCCCTTCTTGTTCCACTCCGTCACCTGATAACTGCTTTGTACATGCAATATAGCGCATGGCGCCGCCTTCGAACTCCGGATTGGACGCCACCCAGGCCTCCCAGGCTGGGTTAGGCACGATCATATCGTTACTCAAATCTACAAAACTACCGCCGACCTCAAGTCCGGCATCGTTATAAAGTTTGAGACTGATTGGTACGCGCTCTCCATCGACGTTTGCTGTAATATCAGCAATTGTATTGGCGCCAGAGGCTGGGATCTGTTTTCCATCCATCAATGCTGCCAGGAAAGCTTCAAAGTTAAAGCCTGCAGCAGATGCATTGAAGTTGGTAATTGCCATTGTAAGGGTCTTATAGAACACCAAGAAGGCCATGGCCTGCTGGATGAACTCACGAGGATTATCTTTAGGAAGTGAGTTGATCCCTTCCTTCATAATATCAGAAACTGCATTAAGCTTATCGTCAAATCCGGTACCAGGAATGTTTCTTAAATACTGCTCCAGGCCTGCGCGCTGAGAGGGTGGTACACTCGGGTCATCATTGGCGGCGTCATCGTCAGCATTAGCCCACCCCAATTCTGAAATCGGGATCATGGGAATTTCTGATACATGATAAGTGCGAGTTGATTGGTTAGAAGCTTCTTCCTCAATTGGAGAGGGGGACAGAGCATGCGCGGTCATCTCGTCCATCATTTCCCCGATCATCTCCATCAAGAGGTGAGGGGAAAGAGTGAGCTTCTTTTCGTACTCTTCTTGTAAAATCTTATGTAAGTCTGACATATTAGTCCTCTTTAAATTATGTGGTCGGCGATACCATACTCAACCGCTTCTTCTGCAGATAAATAGATGTTAACCTTGCGTTCCAGCATTTTTTTAAGCTTAGTCTCGGTTAATTTTGTTTCCGCAACCAAGCAGTTGATGTACATCTGTTGAAGATTTTCTATTGCGTCCATCTCATTCATCATATCATGCAAGCTACCAGCATTACCGCCCATCACAGAATGAATCATGACTCGGCAGTTCTTCCCGATAAAGCGGCTTCCTTTTGTGCCGGCGGCGAGTATCAAAACTCCAGCAGACATAACCTTTCCGAGCCCACACGTGTGTATCTCTGTTTCACTGCGAATGGCGCGCATAAGATCGTACAGCGCAAACATATCGTCAGCATTACCCCCATAAGTGGAGATATAAAATAAGATAGGGCGATGAGTGCGAGGATCCTCATTCATGTGATTGAGTTCATTAAGGTATAGCAACGCGTGGCTAACCTCGGCAATCTTCTCGGATGAAACCTCGGCAAATAGTCCTATGGTGCGTAAGTCGGGCTCTCTTTTCTGTGTTGGGGCTGGTGGGTGTTTTTGAGCCTCTTCGTTGGATATCAGCTTTTTTATCTTTTTAATCATAATGCAACCCCTTCCTTGCTACTTGTTACTTTTCTAAATAGGTGCTCATGATGACATTTCTATTGGATTCTAAATAATTCATTGCAGAACTCCAGTCAGTATAGGGAACCACTCCTTGGAAAAAATCCGGATGAACCTCCAAAAGCAGCGATATTGAGCGCTTCTTAAATAATTCAATTTCTAAATCTAAATTCTCTTCATAAATCTTCAAATTGCGTTCGGAGATATCTTTTTCTCGTAAGTCTTTAAGGCAAAGAACTCGAGAATGTTCAAAATTCTCCAAAGCGCGAGTTAAAAGAAAGAGCGAAACAAGATTTGACATCTGTATAAGCTGAATACTAAGTCTTGCTGATTTGAGATAATAAAATACCTTGCAGGTCAAATACCCAAAGATAAAGACCAGCGTCATTAATAAATAATTCATAATTCTCTATAAAAAAATAACCATCGCCTTAAGAGGTCGATGGTTATATCTTAACACTCTCGTATTATTTTGTCAACTATTTTGTGAGCCTCTTCATGATTCTTTCGGCTAGTTGGTCGACAACTTCTGCTTTGCGCCCCTCTCTTTGGAGGCGCACAGCAACGCGTCGAGCGACTTCAGCGACCATTGCAGCCTCTGGGTCTTCTTCTTCTTCTGAGCCAAATTCAAGTTCTTCACCTCCTTCTTCGGCCTCTCCCGGGAGATCGCCCATTGGCTCCATTTCTACTGCTGCAGCGTCCATTTCTATGTCTTCTTCTCCGCCGAGTTCGTCTCCGGCTGCTGGAGCTTCTTCAACATCGACCTCGATGCCGAGGACTTCTTGAGCGACTGCTGCCACTTGCGTCATAAACTCGGCAAATTTAGCTTCCACCGCTGGGTCTGCTTCAACGGACATGTCGTCCATTGGCTCGTCCATTGGCTCGTCCATAGGTTCCTCCATTGGCTCGTCCATTGGCTCGTCCATTGGTTCGCCCATAGGCACGTCATCCGCAGGTCCGAGTTCTACCTCGGCCTCTACTTCTTCTTCTTCATCGCGAGCACCGGGATAAGGCGGCGCTCCCATTTCTTGAATTCTTTTTTCCCCTACGGGGCGCATATCAGCGAGCTTCATGAAGCGGCGAAGTTCGCTCTCGGTTAACAAAGTCTTACGAGCCATTATAAAATCTCCTTGTTTATTTACATAAACTCATCAATAAATAGTAGTACAAATGTCAATGTGCCTAAAACTTAATAAGGTTTCTCAACTAGATGTTTTTTAAGTTTCGCGAACGCCTTGGTTTCAATCTGTTTTACTCTCGCAAAAGAGATTCCTAAACGCTCTGCAATCTGTCTTAAGGTCATAGGTTTTTGATCATTGTTATAAATAGCCACCAATGTGCAATTGCTATCTTTTTCATAATTAATCCACATTTTACATTCTGTGAGTGGGCAATTTAAGAGATTCTTTCGGCAACAGCGGGCGCATTCTGTGAGTCCGTCATTCTTTTTCATAAGTCCGGGTGCTCTTGCTCAATAAGGTCAAATATGTTTTCTATATCACCTTCGTTAAAGCCGAGTTCGTTCATTGTCGCTTCTCCTTGATCGCGGAGGCGGCGAGATTTCTTTTTAATCCTCGGAGACTGCTCTTTCACTTCGTCAACAAACTGTTGCAACACGGGATCGTCATTAATGTAGCCGGTAATGATTGCTCTAAAGAATTGCCCCTGTTTAAACCCATCGTGTTTGAGTTTAAGAACAAGCTTGGCGTGACGATGTTCGTTGTCTGAAAATACCACGCGCTTATTGAGCTTACCATAGTCTGCTTCACCTTCATCGCTCATCACCAACTCCTCGACAGGATATGTGTCCTACTCTCGCTCAATCCTGATGTAGTCTGTCTTACAAATTGGGCTTTAGCCTGGAGTTCCACAATCGTTCGGGCGCCTGAATAAGATAGTCCAGAACGAATTCCTCTCTCAATATCTTCCAATACTGCACCCACAGGTCCGCGGTACGGAACACGCGTTGCAACTCCCTCAAACGAAGAGTATTTACCTCGCCAACAAATCTGTGCCTCTTTGCTGGCCATTCCCCTGTAAGCTTTCCATTGTGTTCCATCGGGGCTCCTCTGTAGTGGTCCTGGAGTTTCGTCCGTGCCCGAGAGCAAAGAGCCGACCATCACTGCATCTGCGCCGGCAGCCAAGGCTTTCACCATATCACCAGAGTTCTTAATGCCACCGTCAGCGATGATCTTTACATCACGGTCGGTCTTGGCGCACTCGAAGATTGTCTGTAAGCCGGGTAAGCCGTGGCCGGTCTGAATTCGTGTGGAACAAATAGAACCACCACCAATATTACAGCGCACACTATCTGCACCCCAATCCGCGAGATCGTTGACCCCTTGGAGAGTTGCGACATTTCCTGCCATGATGTGTACACTATCGCCAAACTCATTTCGAAGTTTCTGAAGCGCGCGTTTCACCATCGCATGATGACCGTGAGCTACATCAACACAGAAAAAGCCGGCGCCGGCGGCGATCAACTGGCGTGCTCTCTCCAAATAGTCTCCATTAACCCCAATCGCCGCACCAATTTGGGGGACAGCCCCTGTTTCTAACATAAGCTGGTGTATTTGTTCACATTGGGAAGCGGGGGTATTGTAGCGGTGAACCACACCTGTACCGCCGGCAGTCGCCATGGCTAGCGCCATGCGAGTGCCCGTGATAGTATCCATCGGCGAAGCAATAATAGGCAACGTTAGCTTGATATTCTTTCCTAAATCGGTGCCAATATCAATCTCCGTGCGAGAGTCGATGTCCGAATACTGGGGAACCAGGAGTACATCATCGTACGACAGGGCCCTGTTCATTTGTCTGCCTTTTTCTTCTTTTTGGTCTTCTGTGATTTTCGGAAAGTTGGCGACCTTGCCGCCAAGTCTTCTTCGGTGATGGCAGCTTCCTTTGCCGTGGGGTCAGAGGGAATCGGTGCTGGCGGGGCGACTGGTGGCGGTAAGTATGTAGTTTGCACTATTCTGTAGGTGTGTTCCAAGAGAGCCACTGCTTTGGCATGCTCTACGATGTCATTAAAATAAACTTCGTCTTTAATAGAAGATAGCGGCCTCTCTAAATAAGCATCAATGATAGCCTTATGTTCTAATAGTTCCGCTCGTAACTTCATTAAGGCTACTTCTACGAATTGTTGTCTTGCTGTACTCATGAATTGTACCTCTCTTTAGTCTCGGAGTTGTTTTTCAAGGCGCGCGCGTTCTTTAACGGCGCCTGCACCTTCTCCGAGGAGCGCATCTAGCTTATCTAGTTGCTGTTGTGCGGTGCGGTTTGAGCGCTCAAAGGCTCTCCCCTCGGCGGCCTCTCGGCGCCTCTGTCTGTCTGCTGGTCCTCTTCTCATTGTGCTTCCTTTATTTTATGCAGCATGGACGATTGTAACGTCCGTTTCGTAAGTTATAGAATATCCGTTAGGTTCTGGCTTGCTGGGCGAGCTTGTCCAAAGAACCCACCATCTCATGTGCTCGTCTGGATCGTGTCTCATTCCCCACGTATTGATCTCTCCTGTTTTGCAAATAACGAGTCCAACTCCATAGTCGTGCCAAGTTGCCTTGTGTTTCACCAAGTCTCCAGATTTAATAAGAGGATTCATCTGTTTGACACCAATCCCGCTTCAGCCAATATCTCGTTGACTTCGTTTAAACAATCGGCTAGAGCTTTCTTCCCCTGCAGATCTCTGCACAAAGACATGTTTACTATCGCTTTTGAGTATTCTCTTAACTGATTGAGTCTTTTAGCTTTTTCGTCTCCGAGTTCATCTCTAACTTTCTCTATTTCATTCATGACGGCTCCTCTTGTATCTTGCTTTCTGTTTCCCACTTACTGTCTGTGTCCTCGGGGGTTGCTTTGCGTTAGGGTTTTACAATCACTTTGTGTTCTGTATCGGATATCATTAGCAATGTTAGCATCTTGTTGTCTTTCTTTAGTGTCTCCCAGTATTCTGGTGATGCTATATGGATCTGTTCGTTAAGGGTTTTTCTAAATAGGCTCTGCAATCCCATTCCGTGCATCCAGCCCTTTGGTCGAGGTAGATAGATCTTACCATCTTCCGTTCTTATGAAGTCGGTCGATCGCGTTCTCTTTGGTTCACCCTCTCTCATGACTTTCCTCGCTGGATAAATTCTTCAATATCCCCAGAGTGATACCAAGTATTCTCATGAGGAGGCTTGGGATCTTTTAAAATTCTCACGCGGGGCTTTATAAGCCCAGTTTTCACACTAGCAATCGTCGGGACTCCGTTTATTTTAATAAGAGAGTCTAGATTGTTGGCGTCGTCTACGTTAAATGCAAAGAAATGTACGGACTGTTCTTCGTTCGAGTCGGATAACTCCACGTAGCGATCATGCAGTGCTGAACAATAGTCACACCCATTGGAGTAAAACTTTATGACACAAAGAGCTTCTTGGTCGATATGCCCCTTGATAAGCTTTCGTAAAGCGTTCTCGGAAATCCTGTTAACTGGCATTGGCTAATGCCTCCTGTGTTTTTTTAATACAATCTGGGCAGAATAGTGTAACTGACTCTTTTTCTTCTCGAACCACCACCTTCCAAGAAAAGACCATCTCTCGGTCCGACTTATCGAAAGACGCTGAACAAACGGAGCAACTCTCTGGCAAGTGTCCAAACATCATCAACTTGTCCTCCATCATTTGCTGGCTATCTGCCTTTCGGCGCTTCGCATCCGCTGTCCTGCGCTGTTTTCGATTCATCGTGTTAGTACTCCCATCGATGGAAGAGCACCCAGCGCCCACGTGGGGTGCTTGCGGAATACCACCACGGCAGATGGGAATGGCGCACAATTCTTGCTATCACCAAACTTGAGGCGGCCCTTAATGAAATAGACATACTCTGCCTTCATCACATAGTCATGCCAATACTTGGTATCGGTTCGTGCCGGAATCAACATAACGACCTTGGTGTCTGCGTCGGCTTCGGCTGATTCATAAGCCTTCTGAATCCACTGATCAATACCGCGGCCATATGGGGGATTAACAAAAGCCGTATGCCCTGTCCAATCCTTGGTAAGCCCGTCGTCTGCTTCTGTGAAGAATTTTGCACACTTTGTGTTTTCTTCTGACGCACACGGATCAAGACTAAAGGGTCCAAATCTCCAATTTAGTTTGTCGAAAAATTCTTGGGGTGTCGACCATTTGCCAGTGGCAGAGCTAAACATTGTCTTTTGCGTTGCTTTATTCATTTGCTTTCCTTCAATTCTTTAATTCGGTGATTGGTTATGGAAACATACTTTGGATCCAGTTCAATACCAATATAGTGGCGATCGCTCTGTATAGCTGCCAGTGCCGTCGTACCAACGCCTATGCACGAGTCTAAAATAACATCGCCTTCGTTAGAATAAGTTTCGATTAAATATTTAAACAATTCAACCGGCTTTTGAGTAGGGTGAAGAACCTTACCTTCCGATTCTGCTGTCTTAAAGTATACTACAGTTCTTGGATACCGCAGACCTGTATCATTCTTCACCAAGGTAGAGACTTGAGAACCATACACTTCAGTAGGGCGATGGGCGCGGCCCTTGTTGTAGGGGGTGCCTTGCCGCATACGCGGATTGTATACCGGAGGCTTGCGATAAAATACACAGACATCCTCATGGGCTCTCATTGGCATGCGTTTTGCATTCAAGTAGCCTGTTGCCTTTGACTTTTCCCATACCCATGTATATTTGAAATTTTTAATATTAGAATTTATAAGCTGGCTCGTAAAAGGCTGCGAGGCTGTGAAGACCATTGGCGCATTTATCTTACACACTCGATTATACTCCGCCCATAAAGGCTCAAAAGGTATAATAGTGTCCCACTTGCATTGAGTCGTGCCGTACGGCAAGTCGCAGAGTACCATGTCAATCGAATTATCTGGCAACTCCTTGAGTCGTTCGAGGCAATCCCCAGTTAAAATCTCATCAATCATTCTTCATGCCCTCTAAAAATGAAAGTTGTTGCTGTACCAGTTCTTCGTTCAAAGTGAAGCAGTTCTCCTCATTAGCGTAATACTTACGGCGCGCAACACGGCCGTGGGCACACACTGGAAGATATGTAAACTTTGTTTTTAAGTAATGGCGAATGTCCTCGCGATATAACGCACATTGACGGTCGAACACTTCTGAATAATTATTCATCTTGGTAGGACAGCTTAAAACAAAATGTGGCGGCTCTTTGTTTTCAGATATACAGTGCGCAACCACAATTGCACAACTGCTAATTGCGCGTTGCAGGAAGCACGAATCTACATAATGTCCCTTTGCTTCTTCAACGATGATAATTTCGCCGTCGCGCTCGATCGCCAAGTCCGCGTCGTACCCACCAATAGTCTTTCGACTTTTCTCCTCTACAACACTAAAGCCGTGTTGTTTATAGATGGTGCTCCTGAAAGATTCATACTCTTCTCCTACAATATCCTTTGCTGCTTTTTCAGAATCTAGGCGCCATCGCCTATATACAGATTTGTAAAAATCCTTCTCAAAATGCTCAATATAAACACGACTATCCATCATTGATCTGTGCTCCCTAAAGACCCGGCGCCTCGTTCACTAATTGTCATTGGGTAATCATATAGATTGCCGGCAGTGCGCTCGATGGCGCGGAAGTGTACAACAGGAATCAGCACAACTTGTGCGATCTTCATATCTGCGTGAATGAATTGTGGCTCTTTTCCAACATTGTGAAGGTTGACGAAGACCTCTCCATCATAGCCACTGTCTACTACGCAGGCTCCGACAAGGAGGTGCTTTTTTGCAGCGTTACCTGAACGGTTCTTTACTTCGAGCATATATCCGTGTGGAATCCCGAACCTCAAGCCAGTCTGGAAGAGTCCCGATTGTCCGGGTCTCAACCAGCGGCCAGCGACACAGCCCTCTTCCGGACAGTGAAATAAATCAAGCCCAGCATCAGACGGATTTGCACGATCAGGCGATCGTGCATTGCCGCGAACCTTTGAATATTCAAGAATCACTGATCTTCTCCCTTTGTAAGAAGGTTGTAGTTGTCCACCACTTCGTCAATGTTAATCTTTCCCTTAAACAAGCGGTAAGCTTTGACTGCTGCTCGGATCTCATCTGTGTCGAGCCAGCGATTTTCGCGGTACTCGCTACGTAGCTCCCGTCGTTGTTCCTTGTATGGCTCCATTGCCTCTTCAATGGCGTTAAGTGAGCGGATATATTCCTTCACGTACTTTTGTTTCTCTTTTAGTGTATTGGCCACAAGCCCTCCTTATTGGTTCATTCTTATTATAGCTGAGTTGGAATCAAAAGTCAAGTGTTTTTTTGAGGAATTTCAAAACCAAATAGTTGTTTGAGGAAACTGCGAATCAGATTGTCTCGCCTATCATCGGAATCACAATCATAAAAGAGATAGTTATATGTTTGCGTAGCTTTTTGAATTGAGTTTCTCAATCTTTTCTGCTCTGTTTCCATCCAGCTTATTTGTTCATTATAATTCTTTGGCAACTCAATGTCAAGCTCTTCTGCCATTTCTAGTAATTTAAAGTACTGCTGCTTGTCTAGCGCATGCTTTGCCTCTTTGAACGCTTCCTCAAATAAGTCTCTAGTGAAGTCATCGCGGGCTTTATCGGGATGAACATGGGTCGCTATAGCCTTAAATAGTCGCGTGAATGTCTCATGCATCTCCTTGTCGATAGCAGCCTCCCCTTCTTCGCCAGCAGATCCTTGAAATTTGATAACTGCGGTTTCTTCGGCTGGTGATACTTTCTGTTCTTCTATCTGTTCATCAGAAAGTTGCCCTAGGTTTTCCTCGATCCCATACGCCTCTCTTACTCTTTCGGCATGTTTAGCATTTAGCTCTGCGATGTCGATGCCATGTTCGGCACAGAACTTCTCATAGTATTCTTGAAATTCTGGACCAGAGGATTTAGCCACCTCACATATTATAGCATGCTCTTCGTGGAGAAAACGAAGCCCGTTAAGCGATCGCTTCCATCGAAATTGAGTAGAGGTAGACATATCATAAGTAGTGTTTAGCCAAAGTCAAATTCAACATTAGTATATATTTTCAGCTTCGGAACGTGCGCATGGTTGATGAGGTTGTGGCGCGAGGCCTCTTCATAGTCCAAAAACCAATCAGCGTGCCCCTTCTGGTGTACAATTTTCAAGAAATAGTCTTCCTGGTGGCCACAATTTCTCGCCATCATTCGATAGACCTTTTTATTGAGGCGTTCAGTTTCTTCCGCAGAGGCCTTTACTTCTTCTACTTTCCCCCAGTTCATTGAAGATACGTCGTGAATCATAAGGGTGGCATCGGGATCCATATATCTGCGCCCTTCGTCGCCAAAGCTCGCAAGGATGGCGCCGCAACTCATTGCCTTTCCCTGAATGATGGTGGCCACGGGGAGAGTAGCGTGGCGGATATCTGATATCATAGACATCAAACTATAGACTTGTCCACCATAGCTGTCGATGATAACCGGTATCACGGGCTGTCCGGTGTTTTGAGCTTTGCACATTAGCTCTGAAAATTCCTTTGCGGAGTCCTCTGTGAACTTTCTCACTCGAATGACAACAGGGAGATCGTCTACTAACTCCACCTTTTTGAACAGGGCGCTATGGTCTACTATTACGTTCATCGTTTTATCCTAATAGTCTAAATGTTTTGCCAATTGCATATGTGGAAAATCCCCAGTTCTCATCGTACTTAAGCTTTGCCATATAGGGTCGATTAATACGGATGGTATCCTTGTGTGGCTTAACGCCCCAGCATCGAATCCTCGTTGATTCATTATTTGAATCAATCACTTCCACAATCCAATATAACTTGCCATTCTTGGTCTTGCGCTCGATAATCTTTCGAGGAATAAACCAGCACAAAGTCAACGCGGGGTCGAATTCAGAGATTGGTGGAACAAACTTCTCCTTAAGTTTTTCGATCTTCTCTGTTCCTATGACCAAGTTGATGGGGAAGACTCCAGTTAAATCTGTCTTAAACTGAATAATCTCCTCGTGACTGAAGTCTCCTTCAGGGCTGTAAGTTTTGATATTCTCTGCCAATCTCTTGAGGTTTTTGGGACGGTCAACAATGCATGCAGACCAGAAGTGTTTCATTCCCGTAAAACGATCATCAATAAGTTCATCTAGGGCGCCCCCTCGACAAAGAGCGTCCAAGCACTTCTTGTTCAGCTTGGAATACACGACTTCCTCGTTGAAAAGCAACTCTTCTGCGGTGTTGAACGGGCGATGTTCGAGAACCTGCTGGATAGCCGAGTCGCCGAAACCCTTGATTGAAGTCAGAGGCTGGATAAGTGTCTTTCCATCTTCGCTAATCTCCCAGACGGTACCGGACTTGTTGATATCGAGAGGCGCAATGTCAAATCCATATTTCTTTGCAATGTTGATCGCCTTCTCTTTTCTGCTCTCTGGCTCTTTGTCGAGGAACGCTGCCATCCACTCTGCGGGATAGTAGTTCCACAGCCATGCGCACTGGAACGAGATGATGCTGTAAGACACGGCGTGTGATTTATTGAAGCCATAGCCGGAGAAGAACTCGAACTTATCCCAGAGCCCTTGAGAGACATCAACGTTAATGCCGTTCGCAGCACAGCCATTGATAAACTTATCATGAAGCTTTCCCTTAACGCTATTCTTGCCGGTGCCCTTCTTGGTCAATACCTTGCGAAGCATGTTGCCCTCATCGAGGGTCAGTCCGCCAAGCCTGTGAGCCAACAAGGCGATTTGCTCCTGGAAAATAAGGAAACCATAAGTCTCCTCGGTGATTTCCTGTGCAGCCTCCGAGATATATGAAATGCGATGGGGGTGATTTTTTGCCTCTACATAATCTGCATCAACACCCGCCGACAGGGGTCCCGGTCGGAAGATAGAAGTAACTGCAGAGATGTCAACAATGCTATTCGGCTTGGCGCGCTTGCAGAAGCCTTGGGCGCCCTGCTCTGTGAATTGGAAGATACCAGCCCACTTGCCAGCGTGGAAAACATTCTCATAGACCTCCTGGTTATCGAAATCCAAATTGTCTGGGTGGAGGGTTTTTTCGTAATATTCGCGGACCTGGGCGAATGTTGGCTCCGCAACCCCGTGGTGGCGGCGCAAGATGTGCTCGATGCAACCCTCCATCATCTTGAGAGTGGAGAGCCCAAGCAAATCGAACTTAATGAAACCCATCGGCTCTAGGTGTCGAACGTTCTGTCCTTCTGCCCATGGAGCCTGACGAACACCCCCACTATTGATTAGCGGCATGCTACGGTCCAGTTCCTCGGCAATAACCACACCGCCAGCATGACGGCTGCAGGAGCGAACTTGTCCGACGAGGCCTTCAACATGTGCCTTAACTGTGGGGTATTTATTCAAATACTTTTGGAGCGATGGCGAAAACTCCATCACCTCTTCCCAAGTGGGCGCATAGATACCTGCTCGGATCCCGTGCTTCTTCTTTGCTTCGGGAGTGGCTTCGCGGATCATAACAGAAGTAACGGTGTTAGCCTCTGTAAAAGGAATATCATAAAGTTTAGAGATGTCCTTGATCAAGCTGCGCAATTGCAAAGTGTTCCAGTTGGAAATAGGGGCAACACAATCCTTCCCCCACATGTCAACTAGCTTCTCTTTGATCACCATGCTATCTGATATGTCATAATCGATATCTGGATAGTCTGTGGCGTCTGAACGCAAGAATCGTGAAAATAGGAGTCCATATTTAATTGGATCAACTTGGGTGATACCCAACACATACGCAACCAGTGAGCCGGCAGCCGATCCTCGGCCGGGTCCAGTAAGCATCATGTCTGTTGCGGTGTCAGCGATCGCCTTCATTGTCAAGAAGTACTTGCAAAACCCACGATCATCGATAACATCAAGCTCGCGCTTTAGGCGTGCGGTATATTCTTCATTCTCATGGAACCCGAGTGCCTCTAATCCGCCAGTGGCGGCGCGGAACAAGGCTTGTGTTGCCGTCAGACCTTCAGGAACAACAAAGTCTGGGAGACGCACCGTCGTATCTGGCAGAAAGGTTTCGATCCTCTCATAAGCGATCTGGTGTGTTCGCTCTATGCTTTGTCGCACAAGTTCGTCGTCATATTCTGTTCCCTGCAAGGCGCAATACTTCTTGTATGACTCCCACATCTGATCGCCATTCTTTGGGTAAAGTTCATAACCAATGACGTCAGTTGATTCAGGGAGAACGCTTTCGTCTTCGCCTTCGTCCGTCTTCCATGATGGCTTGCCTTTTCCAAGCCAACCAAGCTGCTTATACATCTCCCGGTCTTTCCATGAGCCTGGGGTGGGGTAGTGACTATCTGCTGTGGAGATCAGCTTAAGTCCGAATTCTTTAGCGATCTCAATAACGTATTGATTCAACTCGTGTTGTTCCGGGATGTTGTTCCACTGTAACTCTGCGTACCAGCGATCCCCAAAGATTGACACCATTTCGCGGGTGGTTTCGCGCATAGCCTCTAGGACGGCTTCAGAGCCCTCCTCTCGGTTCTCCCAGTAGTTGCCGGCGTACACCCCTCCCAAGCACGCAGACGCAGCGATAACGCCCTCCGAGTGCTCTCGAAGGAGGTCGTAGTCCATTCGTGGGTATCTATAGAAGTATTCTTCTGTGTAGCTCTTCGAGACTAGCTTGAACAAGTTGTTCAATCCAGTTTGGTTCTGCGCGAGGAGGATCAAGTGGCGCCGGCGCTTAAGGATCGGCTGGGAGGCTTTTGTATCTCCCTCATCCTCTGTTGTGGCACCTGATTGGGTCGTCTTTTTGGTGGCCCGGGCTCTTTTCTTGTCTGCCATGGCTTCATCATAAGCCTCTCTCCACTCCTTAACAGATGTGGTGAAATAGGCCTCGACCCCGAAGATGGGCTTGAAATCCTTGCCTTCGGCGCGCATCTTCTTGGCATGAATCACTTGATAAGCTAACCCGTTCATGTTTCCATGATCAGTTAACGCGAGAGCAGCCATGCCGTTCTCGTATGCGAAATCCATGTGGTCTTGTGGATATCCAATCGCGTCGAAGATCGATCCTGCAACGCTATGGGCGTGTAGCCCAACAAATTTAATTTTTGACGTGGTTCTTGTCATTCATCCCTCCCGAATGTTCTCTTAATATAACACAGACGCACCAAGATTGCAAGCACTAAGTTGAGATTTCTTTTTTAGGTGCTAGATTGTAAGTGCGAGGTTTGTAAATTTCGTAGTAGGGCACAGCAACCCGATTGTCTGACGCCATGTAGCTGCGGTATTGGTCCCACTCTCTAATATCATAGAACCAATCTAGTTCGTGTCTATTGCTCTTTTTCAGATTCAGCTTCTGAAACACGGTGGGTAGGTCGAAAAACCTGGCGGACCACCTTTCGTTGAGTGGACGCCTCTGGCTCGGTAGCGAGCCTGGTGAAGGGGGTAAATATTCCCTTGTGGTTATCTTGTTTATATTGCGGCGACATTGTAAATAGTCATCTCCTTTCATTGTAAAACTGATCGGGAGATCTTCTGTCACAGTCTTGTTGTTATATGTTAATGTAAAGTTTTTATTCGTGTCTTGGATCAGCGGTCTAAGTTTCCTCAAAATACGATAATCATATATAGACATTGGAAATGCTATGAAGTATTTTTCTGGCAGAATCCACCGGGAAATCTTATAAGACACAAACCATGACGAATATATCCCATGTAATACTGACCAGCCATACGAATTTCGTTTGTCCAAGTCTTTTGGGTGTATTGGGACGTAATAAATAGGCACTTCTTTGCGTACATTCGAATAAAACTTGGTAAAATCTCGCTTATAGTAAACTGGATCATAAACCCACTCCCCAACTGCCTGCTTAATAATGGGAGCCAAATCGTTATTGGCTACGATCCATATTGTCTTGCAGCCGGCCATAGCACAGGACATCACAGCGTTTTGTATAGCCGTAAATCTAGGCTCCAAGAGCGTTAAAACGTCCGGGGTGATTGATTCGTAGTCAGTCTCAAGTTGAGCGACGGGGATAATTCCTGCTAGGTGCATTCTAAATAATCTAATATCTTCTTATATGGTGACGTACTTCTTGGTAAACATTGGAGGAGTTGTCTTGGATCCAATATAATATCTCTAGCGCCCTCTGGTACAATGACTTTTGCTTTTGTTGTGGACTCGCCAAGCGGTGCAGTCGAATGACCCAATCCTCTGGTGATACATGTTGTTCTAAATTTATAATGTTTTGGCTTTCCATTAGGTCCGAGTCCATTAAATTTCCCTTTCATCCCTCTTATTTCCATTTCGCTTACGGCTTTAAACCGCGCCATCGTTTCCGAAAAATCAAAGTCTTCTAATTCTTCCGGAGTCAAAAGCGAAACAACGCATGCATCTTTTACGGGTGTCTTGCCATCAATCCTATCGGAAGAGTAGAACCAGATCTCTTTTACAAAATCATCGCCAGTCTCGATGTGATCGATGTCGTGCTTCCCTCCCCTATTGAATGCAATCCAATCATAGCATATTGTTTTTGTGTTGTCAAGCTCTATTTTTGGCAGACCGCTTGCATTATCATCACCAAAGTAATAACATTCGTCAAACTCCACATCAATCAGTTTGGCGTATGCGTCTGAAAAGGTTATGGTATTTTCGCCACCATATCGAAGACTCTTACACCGATCTGACAAGGGTGCGTGGCCGTGTATGGAGAGCAGAAAGACAAGTCGTTCCCATAATATATTCTTCGGGACACCCACAATCTTTGTTTCGGTGTGGGTTTTTAAGCTCTGTGTGAGAGGTGGCACTTTTAAGCATGTGAGATCAAGGGACGGATCCAAGTGATCAAACCTAAAAGGCTTGTGCGGAGTGCTATAAAAGACTGGCATTTCGTGTATAAATGCATATAGCAGCGCTTCTAGAGAACTACCGACTACAATTTGTTCAAAATGGACAGCTATAGCTCCCCCTAACTTGCCGATTCATTATTCTTCTTCGGATTCTTCGAGTTCTGCGAGGAGTGTCTTGAGGTCGAGGCCGGCACAATCAATTTTCTTCTTACTAACATGATAGTGGCTCACAAAACCATTGAAGTTTCCATAGAGAGCATCTTGACAATATTTAGTAGAGGTTACACCAGTTTGACTAAGCGGTGTTTTGTATTCTACGCCAGCGGCGTTGTGAACCGCCTGCCACAAGGCTTTGGCTGCCTCTATTTGAGCGGGGTAAAACCCAAGAAAACTTTCAAGCTTTTCAGAATGAACCCATGCGTTATCAATTATTGGGCGATCACCAAAACCATGTTCGGTATACCAAGACTGAAATTTAGGATAGTAGGCGTTCGATATCTCTACGCCCACGGAGGCTCGATTAGATCTAGAGTGCCCAGCATGCCATGCACCATGTTGCATATCAAGAGTTTGATAAATCGTGCCATCGTTGTCGATTAGGAAATGAACTGAAATGCCTCTTCTGTTTAATACGCTCGCACAGGACGTTGAATTGAGACAGACATCCCAGTGATTCACAAACAATCGAATATTCCGCTTTGGGCGCCCAGTGTAATCATAATATGTGCCCGGGTTTGCCTTTAAGCCATCGGGCTCCGACCACAACACCACTTTGTCCCACTTAATAGGGTAAAAGTTGCCTTGATAGACAATAAAATTAGAATAATTTAACGGACACGGTTCGTGATAGTGAATCTGTGCTTGTCTTTCCGTCCAGATTCTACGGAACGTCATTGGACCGCACAACCCATCAACCGAAATATTTCGCGCTTTCTGCCATTTTTTAATAGCTCTCACGAGATTTTCGTCATAATACTTTTCACCAAACCAGGATGGTTCCCAACCTAATTTTGCTGCTGATGATTGATTATAAAAGCTCTTGTCAATTGTCATATGGGCGAATTCCCCCGAATTATGTAACAGTAATTCCTATTATGTAATTATCTTGAATTACAGTAAATAGCTTGCTGTCCACATTAATTTCCTCGATCATGGACTTATCTACAATCACACTGGCGCCAGATGATAGCCTCTCTGAGAACCTCACATCGTCTGCCCATGATACCACGTGGGCTGATACAAACTTGTCGTCATGAATCTTAAAATCATCCGGAAGGACAACGCCGCTTTCTGTCTTGTTCTCGCTTTCGTCCTCTATCACAATGTGGACATATCTATTGACTGGTTGAAACATCATTTCTCCTGGGGTTTATCGAATTGGATTTCACAACTATCGTTGGTGCAAAATTTAGTGCCGGCGCCTGACTCCTGAACGTTGGCGCGCTGGATAGGGGTAATGTTCTTAATCAGCTTATTATAAGCTTTTTCAGTAATCGACTCATAGGGAGCCTGTTTATAACCTGTATCTTTGTAACGCAAAAAAGAAACAGCTTTTAGGCGAGTCTCGTACATTTCAAGAGCGCTCTTAAGTTGTTCAGCCTCTTCATCTTTAAAGGTCACTGTAATGGATACAGAATTGTCTGCCCAGTAATGTTGATATTGTGCAGCCATCTCCAGCTGTTCCCACATCGAAACCGTCTTTTTGCTTCTTGAAAAATGAGGCTCACATACAGGAAATTCGATGCAGTATGTATTTGGAGAATAGGCATCATCTTCTATCTTATATCCAGCCTCTCTAAGTGGCTCAACTAGTCCGTTGTCTTTGGAGAAACGAATTCGCCGGATGTAGTACTCACTCTCTGGGAAGTGGATTCCGGGTGTAGAGCCGTTAAGCAACGACACTGTGCCAGATGGCTTAATTGACGTCATCCTTACAGACTTGGGAATACAAAGCCAGTTGGAATATTCTTCATCTAGAGCCTTAATGTGGCTATAGGCATTATCGCACCAGTCAAGCATGGCGCGGCGACCGAATTTGTTAAACGCTTGAACTACGCCAGATTGAGAAAGTCCGATCCGGCGATTCTTCAACATCTTGGCGTTAGTCTCTGGCCAATGTGTGTTCGATAGCGTAATAGTCTTTCCATACAAGTATGCAATCTTTAAGGTCTTCAAATAGTCTTCATAGTCGTCGTGCTTGGCAGGAAAAGTCTCAACTAGGCAGCAAAGCTCTGCGTCTTCCAATTGCTGTTCTACGCAAGGGTTAAAGCCAGCAACGTTGACATCATCATATTTCAGCCCATCTTTAAAACGACCATGTGTGCGGGCGTTGTTCAGCCAAATATAGCCGGGCTCTCCATTCTTCTGTGATTGTTCTGCGTGCCATGTATAGTCCATGCCTACCTCCGCATTGAAGGAATTGTTTGAACCCCAGCGGTGATGATATAGCTTCTCTTGGTCGTTCTTCATTTGAAGATATTCTTTGTCTCGGTGGTGACCCATTGCTAATGCCGCAGATCGGCGAACATTACCAGCCACCACACACCGACCGATAAGATTCTCTGTGTCTACAATATCAACCGAACTGATGGGTTCGCCAATCTTGGCTGAAAAGAGTGCTGTAAGGTTGTCGTGTAGCTCCTTCAAGGGACCATAACCGCTAGATGTTCCACCAAACCCTCTAATAAGAGCGCCCTCGGGACGAATAGCAGAGTAGTCAAACTTGGGTACCTTATCGCCAAAGAAGAAGCCATCAAGAAGCATGTGAACCGAGTTGACCCAGCCCTCGCGAGAGTCATCAATAATGTGGGTGTCGTTGGTGTATTCGGGTTCTCGAATAGTAACAGTGCTTGTACCCTCGGTATCAAAACCCACGCCGATTCCCAGCATTAGCGCATCCATCATCCACGCAAAAAGATATCCACCTTTCGTAGAAAGATCACGAGTGGAGCGGAAAGCACAATTGAAAAGACCAGCAGCAGTGCGCTCTTCAACGAATTTGGTACCCATCATCCACAGTCCGCGGCCCGGGGGAGTCCACTTGAGAGCGAAAAGCCGATCAAAGGCGTCTTTTGCAGTAGCCTGTGCTTTGGCGTCGTTCCACTCCAGTCCAAGCATGAAAACGTGCTGCTTTTGCATGTTAAACATACCCTCGATAACGCGCCGACAGGTCTGCCACCACTCTTCGGTGCCAGGGGTCCCAGCATTGAACTCGCTTAATCGGCGGGCATAAGTACGCTTAAAAGTAACATAACCGACAGGTCCCCAAGGCACATCTGCAGATTTATAAGGTTCGATAAACGTGTCCGATAATCTAAACCGACGGATGTTTTCAAGTGTTCTCATATTAGCGTTTTCCTTTTAATTTGTTGTATTTGTCTTTCAGTAACTGCTGCTGCATTCGTGGTCCAAGTACCGGCGGACCTGTTCTCACTGTATTTCCATTTACAGTGCTAACTGTCTGGGGCGGCAAGACCTTAATCGAAACGTTCGAAGTGTCCATAAAGATATTATACACCATTCCGTCCGGTCCGTTTCTATTTTTTGCAATAAACATCTTGCCAAGATTGTTTTGCTTATCTTCGATAGTTCGCGAAATAGAAAAGATAAAGTCAGCCACGAAGCACTTGTTAAATGCTTCGGATATTTGCTCCATTGTGATTACTTCTGCATTCAGTCCCGATCTGTTAGTTTGAGAGGCTGTCCATACCGGACATTGGCATTCAGTTGAAATGGCTCTCAACTCTTCATAAATAGATTCCAATTCGCTTCTTTTCTCTTTTCTTATTACAGTCGGCCTTAAAAGGTCCGCATAGTCCACAATAATCATTCCGGGCTTTATACCTCGCTTTATAAGCTTGGCGATATGCGCTTTAATAGTCGCAGTCGAAGCCGATTTTGTCGGATATTCCTTGACGATCAACGTTCCGTCTAAATCTTTAATTTCGTCGTATACTTCTTCTTTAAAATTTATGATATCTGAAAGTGGGTATCCTGTAATACAACTGTCATATCGAGTAGCGATGATAGTGTCTTGAAGCTCCATTGTATAATGAATTACTGTCTTTCCCTCTTTGATTGCTTGGGCGCCTAGATGTACGAGTACCATGCTCTTTCCGGCGCCTGTTGGCGCAACCACCACTCCAAGCTCGCTTTTTCCCAAGCCTCCTCCGCAGATCTGATCGACCTCTTTCCAGCCTGTCGTGCAAGGTCGGCGATATCGGGGCACAAAACGAGCTTCAAAATCAGCCATATAGTCATAGCCGAAGTTGTTCTCGGATCCCAACTTTAAAGCGTCATTAATGACTGTTGAGATCTCATCAAAAGAACAATTTTGAAGGAGCCCAACCGACTTTAGCATTGCTTCTTTTAGATTTTGCTTTCGACAGAAGTCAATAGAAGTTTCTTTAATGAACTCTACATCGGTCAGTTCTCGATTGTGAATGCGCAGGAAATATTCGCGCACCTGACGTTGAAGGACCTCTTCTTCTTCATCTAATTCAGTTTTAAGAATGGTGGCGATCGCTTCCACCGAGGGGTGGCGACTATACTTATCGCGGTAGTCTGTGATCTTGCGCAAGAAGATCCTAAGATAGTCCAACTCTAGGAAGTCCCCATTTAACACTTCCGTAATTTGATCAGCGAATGGTCGATCTTCATAGATCAGCTGGACGAGGCCTTCTTGGAAGGATTTCCCATACCTTCCAAAGCCTGCTTCTTGTGTTGTCATCAATGCCCTCTCTTTATAATAAGTATAACTGATTTGTCCGAAATGTCAAGTCAAAACTTAAAGTTTTTGCCCGCTAGCGATATTAGTTTTCGTTCACAATTCGGTTTAAGTTTACCCTTAAGTCTTCCCAGTTCAGTTCGCCGAAACCGTCTTCCCTCATCATCCCTATGATTTCTGTACGGTTAAGTCCAAATTCAAAATTCTCAACGCCTTGTGTTACTATGTTTTTCGATTGAATCGACATTACAGGAGAATATAGTTGCATCATTTTATAGTTGTGTTCGATAAGCTCCCTATTCTCTGCCACATTGCTATAAAACTTCAACTTGTTCTTCTCCAATTTGAGTTCACAGTGATCCATTACGTTGTCGATAGTGTGCGTGTCGCTCTCTGCCAGAAAACCGATGCGCTTGGCCACCGTGGCAAACCCGGCGCCCTTAACGCCCGGAAGATTGTCGGATGCATCGCCAATAATGGCTCTAGCAAGTGCCATATTAGTCGGATGAACACCTGTTTGCTCTACAATGCGACTAGTGTTGAGGACTTCATCTTTGGTGGGGCGCCAAAGGACAGTCTCATCGTCACATAACTGCATAAAGTCTTTATCGTTGGAAACAATGATCTTTTGCCAGCCTTTGTAATAAGACATCTGGGTTGCATAAGAAATAACGTCGTCTGCTTCGATCTCTGGAAGCATAAACTGGATAATAGGCATCTCGTTCAAGTATTCAATAATTCGAGATTGTTGCCAAATTTTGTTCTGTAGCTCTTCGTTATCCGTAAGATTGTGAAAGGCGCGATTAAGCCGGATTGGCTTGCGGCCGGCCTTATAGTTCTTGTCCATAATCTTGCGTTTGGCGGATCCGTTTGGTCCGTCCCACACAATCATAATTTGATCGGGCTTTGTCATCCTCACAAGCTTTTGAAGGATTTTAATAAAGCCTTTTAGTCCGCCGATGGGTTGTCCATGGGTTGACAGGGATGGATCTACAATATACGCCCTTAAATAAGCGTTTAGTGCGTCAACAATTAATAGTCGTTTCATTTGGTCTCCGCCAATTGGGTATTTATGTTTTCCAAGCAATAATACTGGGTTTGGTGCTTTGATGGGTTTAGTAGGTTGTGTTTGTGTTATCATTTTTTTGTATCCCTCTGGCGATGCCTGTACAAGTGGTGTTCATAGTCTGTAGCTTCCTGCTATTTTATTGTTAATGGTGTAGACGACTCTGCGAATTCCCACGTGCCGAAGAGCAGATTCGCACATAGGACAGGGTTTTGACATTTTGAAATCACCTTTCTTGCCAACACGAGCCACATATATGTCTGCCCCTTCCGTCTTGCGACGGTCAATTCCTAGGATACTCCCAAGTTCTGCGTGAACTGTGGAATGTCCTGGCTGGATGTCACCCTTGCGAAAACGACGACCAAAAGAACAAAAGTTGTTTTTGTTCTTCGATACGTTGATTACAGATGCTCCTCTTGCCAAGACTGCTCCATGACGGGGGCCGTCGAAAGCGGATTGTTGAGCAACACGACGTGCCAGATCCATGTACCGCCCAACTCGACCCCTATAAGTGTGGTGCTTGTCAGCCGATGTCGAGTACTTGTACTCTTCGCCCAATAAAGACAAGAATGCCTCCCATATTTATAGTATACTAAATTTGGGAGGCAATGTCAAGTACTTTTTTTTAACGTCTGCGGTGTCGCCTTGGCGGCGGACTATTTGGGCGCCCGGAACGGTAGCGTGCATACCGATGAGGATTTCTCTCAATGAGGTGAGGGCGGACATGTCGAACTGTCCAATGCCCCCTTACCCAGTGTCCATGGCGATAGTGTCCGTTTACCCATACCCATGCTTTAACTTGCACGTGGGCATGTACGCCCGGGCGTGGTACAGGCTGATGCGCATGTGCTGCACACCCGCTCATTAAAGCACAAAAAATTACAGTTGCTAATAGTTTCATTTTGTTTAATCCTTTACTGGGACGGTTAGATCTTCTGGATCTGCGTAGAATGTGTCGGCTGTTCCTTCTCGGCGATCGAACTTTTGCACGATCTCCTCCTCCATTAGACGCACGACATTACCTTTAAATTCATCGTCAGATGTAATTAATTCAGTCCACTTAGATGGCTGAAACTTTTTAGTGTACCCGTCGGGCATCTTGAGTGTATACCAAGCTCCAGCGCTGGTCAAACAAGAAGAGCCCTTAATGGCGTCAAACCACGACTCCTCATCTCTAATGCCGATGTCATCGGTTCCCCACATAATGCGGAATGCGCAAGAGCGACCTTGTGTTCCAAAACGCGACTTTTCAAGTCTAATCTTAACTTCAGAACCAATGCGAAAACCCTTCTCATCAACAACAAAGGCGGCCTTCGCCTTCCTGCCTGTTAGCCAGATGCGCAGCGAATATGCATAGTGCATAGCCTTACCGCCAGGAGTGGTATACGGCGTTACCATCGCAATTTGTCGCGCCATCGGACCTTGAGGGATATTAGTCTTTAGTTGGTTGAGAACCAAGAAGGTCGCCTTTTTGTCCGCGATCGGAATAACCAATTTAGACATCCCCTTTGCAAGAATGCGTGCTTTCACTGCCATCGAAGATTGTGGATTGAAGTCGCCTTCTACGTCTGATACTGCGGGAGTGAATGCTAGCGAATCCCAGATAAAGAGCATCTGCTCCTCTGTCGCTCCTAGGATTTCTTCAATTGTCTCCAGAACGAACTCAACCGAAGCTGCCTGAACATACATGAGGCGATCTAAATCACACCCAGCGCGCTCAATAAAGGTTGGGTCAATTGCGGATTCAGAATCAAAATATACCACCATCATACCCATCTTTTGGGCATTTGCTGCGATCTGGACAGCCATATAAGATTTACCAGTTGATTCTAGCCCTGCTATCTCTGTAAGTTTCCCTACTGGAATGCCTGATAATTGCCCCTTGCAAACAATAGAATCGAGCCATCGAGAACCTGTGGGGATCCACTGCTTTACTTCGGTGGGGTTGTCTCCCGACAAATTGTGTGCGACAGTTACCCCTGCCTTTTTGTTAACAAGACTCATCAAGTCTTGCATCGATACCTTTCCAGGCTTGTTTTTAGATTTTACTTTACGTGCCATCACTTACTCCTTTGGTTTCATTTAGTATAACACAATGTTCGCGCGGTGGCAAGTTGGTTATGATAATTTCTGAAGATTTCTTACTTTTGTTCATCCCGTAGGTCCATTCTGCTGTGATAATTTCATAGTCTTTATACATTTCTCTAATCTCCTCACAGTCATTATATGACATAACCCACCGATCTCGTGTTGATAAGATAGAATGAAGCCGCTCGTGCTCAAAGCCTTTGTGGAGGTCGCCGTTAACGCCGTATAGTGAGTTCTGACTGGTTTTAAGCATGTAAGGGGGGTCTAAATAGAGGAAGGCTTTGGGGTGGTTTAGAATGGCATCCTCGAAGTCTGCATAATCGACTCGGAAGTTTTCCGGCTTAAAATCCCGAAGGCGCTGAACTGAACTATCTGTGAATCGTGCTGTTGCAGCTTTCTCTGACCAGCCGCCGCTAAATGTTGCTCCGGAGAAGCTCGATCTATTGATGGCGTAGAACTTGGCTGCGCGCTCATAGCTGAACATGAATGAATCAGTCTTAAGATCCTCTCTAAAGCTCTGAAATGATTCTTTGGAGCATCCGACAACGCTGTTGCCGTTGCGATCAACGAAAGTTTCACGGAGGCTCTCTACCTCGTCAGCCAAGCGTTCGTTGTCCCCACATAAGGCGTTCCAAAACCAAACAAGTTGCTTCATCTTGTCGTAGCCGAATACCTTGATTCCCTTGTTGGCTAGTGCCATCTCGACGGAGCCACCTCCGAAAAACGGAGAGCACACCCGCTCAACATCATCTGGAATCAGCGGCAAAATGTGCTTAACTGCTCGTGTTTTGCCGCCGGGGTATCGTAATGGTGTCTTCACTTATATAGTACCATTAATTCTAGGGTAGGCTTTGGGCGCGGTGGCATTTATTTCTCCTTTAAATATTTGTCTATAGTTTCTCGCAAAAAAACCTTCTTGTCAACATTGTCCGGGACTTTTATAAAACTTTCGGGGTATTTAGTTTTTATAACTCTCCCTTGTATAGTCATTTCTCGACCCTCGGTCGAAAAAAGCCGCTTTGGGATCGCTGGATCATTGAGGTGCATCTGGATTTTTAGTTTTTCAAAAATTCTATCGTGTTCGGGCTTATATCCTCCTGAATTTACCAGATCATCTCGCAGCAGGTCGACCTCATCCAGACAATAATAAGATGCGCGATCTTGGTGGCACAACTTTCTATAAACTTCACGTCGCCACTCTTCTAGGGCTTCTGGAAAAATGAGATAATCTTGTTGAAGAATATCTTCCTTTATTTCATAATCGGAGACGACAATAAGGGTATTCTCCCACTCTTTCAAGGTTTCAAATTTAAACTTTCTTTTTGTAGAAACGGCGCCGCGCGAGGTGTTTCTGGTCTTAAAGTCGATTGGCATGCCATAGAAGGCATCATATTTTTCGTCTCTCTTATGCTCTTCTTTACCAAATCCAAATCGGAGTTTTTGCTTAGTTTCGCGAATAGAATCTTGAGCTTTCGCAGCCATAGGAGTGCCTGTGTTTAAAAAGGGGGGCAGACTATTTATTCCCGGTCTGCCGGCGGTTTCCACAAACTAAAGCCTAGTTATCCTAGGACATCAATTCCTCAAACGCCTTGTCAACATCATTCGTCGGCTTGGCGGAGTATTTTGTAGTCTCTTTGGAACGGCTCTCGGCAGAACCATCGCCGGAGAGTTGTTCATCTAGAATCGCGCCTACTTGATCGCTTGTCAGGCGTTCGAATAGGGTTTCGA